TCATCTCTTCAACTGATATATCAGTTGGTGCATCTATACCAGCATATGAACCTATTCGATTAGCCATTAAGAAATCACTAAACGTACCATTATTACCCTCAGCATCAGATACAGTACTTTGTAACGCATTCTGAATAGCACCACATAAACTATCAGATACGTCCTTAGAACCTACCCTAGTCCCAGTAACACCATCATTACCCTTACCATCATAATCAACAAAACCATCATCTGTAACTACTTTAGGATGGTCAACTTTACGTCTTATCCTATCATGTAACAAGTTGAGCAACTCATATCGAAGTATAGGATAATCATATAGTTTTATACGCTTTTCATACATTATCTCTACTAAATCAAGATAAGGTTTGTCAGTTCTATCCACAGACAAATAACCTACATTGAAACCCATCTCTTCAAGAATCTGTCTTGACTCCTCTGAGTTAAATATATCATATGTCAACTTACCTATCTTCATACCGATAACATTTACAAGATAAATAACAAAGTTACGTATTTTATAAATCGCTATCTTTTTAGGTGGCTTTGGTGGATTAATACGTAACATAAAATCAACACCAAATACAGGCTTTTTAACACCATCTTCCTCTACGATATCATCAACATAGACACATGATATGCCAGTGCTATCCGTCCTAAACGATTGGTCAATATGGAGATATCTAGGTCTTTCAGGATACTTTAACCTAAAATCATCCCTTAAATAATCTTTAACATTAATATCATCACCTGTAGATATTACTATCTCTTTTGATACAAATGGATGATGTCTATTTACATCTATACAATCTTGCAAGACCATAGGTGAACTAAATAATTTACCCTGTGAACCTGTAGATACACCACCAATATCTTGTAAAGACCTCAATAAGTTAGCCTCAAAACCATTCCTTAAATCTACAGGAACTTTTAAGAACTTAGTCTGCATATGAGGTGGTAATTCTTCTATAGCTTTATTAATGGATTCATAATCCTCTAAACCATCAATATACTTGTGCTTAGACATTCCCTCTGATACTCTATAATTGTTTACATCATCTGTAGAATTAACTATATTAGCCTCTAAATAGTTAGAACCTTTAAATACATAAAAGAACTTCTTGCTGAAATTTTTTGGTTTTACGTCCCATTGAGCAGGAGCGGCAACTATTGTATGTGGGTCATTTCTAGACAACCTAATTTGACGTTCAGTAGCTGAGTTTTCATACGTAGCTGATGATACCAAAATATTTAATGAGTGATTGATACCACCATCTACGATAAAACGTGAGTTAGACCTATTTACAATATTAGCATATAAGTCAGTAGCTTTCTCACTATCTTTAGACGGCCCATTACCACCCAAAAAGTTAGCTTCGTCAAGCATTGAGCATATTACACTCATACCGATACTATCACTAGCACTTGAACCATATGCATATGAAATACCCTCTGGGAATACTAACAATGAATTCAATCTAGGATTCCTTTGAAAATTCTCATTGAAATAAGGTGAATTATCAATCAATGCCCTATACTCACCAAAACCAGTACGTTCTGCCTGTTTCTGATTAACTGAAAAATATAAGAACATAATATTTGTTTTAGACATTAAGTTAAACATAGCATTAATATTTCTAAAACAAGACAACTCATACATCTTACGCATCATGATTAACTCAGCGATTGTACTCTTCCCGACACCGATGCTATTATGTACAAATACACCAGATGACAATGCAAAATTATGATATGTATCTACCTCTAAGTCATAAACATCAACACAAGAATCTGTTATCTCAACTGAAATAACATTTGTATTATTTAAAGACATTAAAGATAAAATACTATTTAAGTCTTTTGCCTCAGTATAAGAGCCATCCCTTAACATAAACCTATGGTCAGGAGTACACCTAATCTCCTCACCATTATCTAATTTTACAATAGCAATTCTAGTCGATACCTTAGTCTTATGAACTGAATGAGCCAACCCAGGTACAATATCACCATCCGATGTACAAGAATAAACCAAAAATTTACCATCATACCCATATTCATCTAGTAATTCTAAGAAAGATAACTCTCTACCATCAAGTAAACTAACCTTAGTATCACCAGTAAAACATCCACTTAATATGACCGAATTAATCTTTTCATCATCTTTTCTTGTATCTCTAAATATATCAACTATAAAGTCTTTCCAATAAGGATATATGCTCTTCTGGTCAGAACCAACATAATAGTCAGAATTAATCCAATCCTCAATCCTAACTATATCTCTTACCTGTTCAACCCTACCACTATCTTCCCTACGTTGCATCTCCTCTTGTAGAAGTTTTACAAAATAGTCTTTTTCCTTATCAGTCATAGCAGTATATGAACTAGAATCACCTAATAATTCTTCTAATCTAGCATTACCCATATATCAACCCTTTGACTTTGTAATAGCGTATAAAATTTCTTTTAACTTATCGCTAGGTACAGATGATAACAACAATGAAAGCTTATCAATATCAGTAGAACCATCATTGTATTTTCTACGTTGCTCTTCTAAAGCTAATGCTGTACGTTGATTAATCCTAGATAACTCAGCATACATTGTAAATGCCATCCTGACCCTACTCTCTAACTCCTCTGGAGAAAGGTTCATAGCGGCAGATTCACTAAATAAAATCTCATTAGATGTATCTAGAAACTTTTGTAGTTGTGCCATCAATGTGAAGTTATTTAATGTGTTATGTGTTAACCCATATTTAAACTTTACATCAGTAGCACTTACAAAACGATTTAAATCATCAGATGGTGCTAAATCCTTACCATCAATCCAATTCTCTAAATCTTGACTAACATCACCACTACCACTAGATACACTTGTTGTACTATGCCTAGAACCATCCTCAATATCTAACACATCCATAGCCGACATTGTTGTCTTTAATGAAGTGCTATTATTATCATCATTATCTTCTGTATCTTCACTACCTATTTGACTATCTTTAGTATCATCTTGTTTAATCTCATCTTCTTCACCTTTAGCTAAGATAGAAATTAAATCGTTATTATCCATAGGAGATACCATATTATAACTATATTACCTACTCTTTTAAAATTAACCCTCTTCTGACACTTCATAAGTATCTTTATCACAACATACACTGTCAGATGAAGTCTCAACACTCTTCTTAACAGCATATGGTTCAATATTTTCTACAAAATTAACTAAAGCCTCACCCTCTAGTGTATCTTTAACACCTAAGGCATTGGCAACTGACAACACAATACGTCTTGTAGCTAACTCTGTCTTTTTATAAATATTACCAGCATTTACAATAGATGCATTAGAGAAATTCCACTTCTTAACATAAGCATACATCTTAACATTATTAATTCCTCTCTCTAAAGCTTTATTGCTAGGAATATTAAAATTTGTACCACTACAAATATCGATGAATTTTAAATAATCATCGCCCAACATATATTTAACAAACTCTAGAACAGGATTACCAATAGAAACACTCAAATACTCAGCGTATAAATCTTTCTCTTCATCACTCATAGTGATTGTAGAAATAGAACCATAAGAACTCATAATACCCCATCCTTAAATAATGAACTCAACTCTCTCTGTCTCATTTCCCAAAAGAGTAACCCAACAACACGATTAACAATATCATTACTACACTTTAGTTGACTACCAACATTATGAGAAATATAACCATCTAATTTAAATCCATAAGATTTAAGCTTTGTAATAACTTTATCCTCTAAAGCATCACCAAAGCACTTAAACCTCATACAGATTAAATGTACTAGACTATAATCAACAGATGCTACCTCATCTTCAAAATAATAATCTAAACTACCACCATCATCAAAAGTTGTATCAAAATCTACTGTATCAAACTTATTCTTATGATATAGGAAATTATGCATATCATTACGCATACCTGTGTATAAGAATGTACATAAATTCCCCTTATCACTTCTAAAATTATCACAATGAATCATCCTCACAGCTTTTAAAACACCAATAGAAACTAAATCCTCTTTATCCTCTCTACTGGCATAGAAATGCTTCCTTACTATAATCTCAGCTAATGTAATTAACTTAGTAGAAAGCACCTCTTCATCTAACAAATCATCTTCATAAAGTTGTAAAGCCATATTTTATACCCCATAATCTAAATATAGACTGTTAAAAAGAAAATGTAACTACTAATTACCATTATAGCACAAAAAGTGCAGATATTAAATACCTACACTTTTCATTATTATTTATATGTAATTGTTAAGACTTACTAATAATTGTATCAATAAAGCTGTATTTACTATCTAACTCAGCCTTTAGAGCTTCTATTGGGTCTAAGTTGTCATGTAAAATCATATCTATATTGTTTTTAGAGAAACCACTCATAATAACCAACCCATTATCATTTTTCTGTAATGGCACTGTGTTATTATAAGAAGAAACATTCCAAAATACCAACTTAGGTAACTTGTATCCAACTGATTCAAACTTCTTAGCAATCTTTTCAAATAAAGTATCATTGTCTGGACTTGTACCCATAGCAGAATTGAACTGCATATCAGATACAACCAAAACAGTACTAGGTAAATCCTTAGCATCTACTTTATTCTTAATAGAAGTCTCTAGAATTAAATCAAACACACTTTCAACATTAGTTGTAGACCAATCATCATACTCATCTAACACAGAAAGCTTATCACTTAACGTATTACATTTACTTAAATCAACAACTTCTGGTGAATCACTAAATGTAATGAATTTATCTTTATAGTATTCAGATTTATTATGCTGTGTAGTATAAATTGTCAATGCATCAGCAATATCTAATACAGAAACATTTGTACCAAAAGCATCAGTTGTCATAGAACCACTACCATCACGTACCACCAAGATATCATTATAATCTTTAGGTACTCCCTGAGCATCCCACAAAGCCTCTAATGTTTCATCAAATTCGATATCCCATCTATTTTTATACCTACTGATAATGTCATATAAGTACATTTTGCCAGCATTAATCTTAACATTACCATTAGATAAATCTTCTAAATACTTAGAACGTCTTTCAGGGTCATGTTTGATAAACGCATTACGATAAATTAGGTTAGCCTTAGAAGTAACACCTTGATAATTAATCTCGCCCCATTGATTGTTAGACATTTTACGTTCAACCACATCAATGTTCTTACGTAAAGTAGATAGCATTTTACGATAAGACTTAGATGACATGCCCAAAGCTTTTCTAAATCTAGTAGCTAATTTTTTAGTTTTACGTGAAGTAGTATTTTCAGATGGCAACCACTTAGCCAACAATGAAATGCTTTCGCCACTTTTATCTAATAAAATATCTTCACTTAGTTGATATTTTAAATAATTAAAAATATAGCCTTTAGAATTTTCATTTGTTGTGTTATCCCACACATAAATCAAGTCATCAAAACGACCTAATTCCTGTAATTTTTTAGTTTGTAACAACGCAAAAACTAACTCAGGCACATTACTAGCAATCTCAGTTAGAATTAGTCGATAAGAAGAACGCTCACCTAAACCCTCATTAATATCACGTAGATACATCAACCACTTCATTGTGTAGTTAGCATCTTCCATAACTGATTCTTTAAATAAAGAAAGAATAGTATCTAATGCAATTAAATTACTATTAGATAAATACTCAATAGCTTTATTACGCAACAAAGGTACTGAGTTGTTTAAATCTAACAAAGCACTACCTGTTGTTTTATAAGAAACAGCACCATTTGTAGTTGTAGTCTTTACATTGTTTTTTAGTAATTCCATAAAATCATTCATAACAAATCTCCTCTGTAATTAATGAACGTAACTAGGTAGAATTAACCCTACCTCTAATAATCTATCTGTAAAGAGTTTAGCATACTTATCTATCATATTACGTAACTCTTTAAGAAAAGCTAGTAAATCTTTAGTTCCACTATAAGTCTCAGTAAAAATTGTTAATTGAAACATATAGTAGCCTAACAGTTTATTATGCATCTCATTATAAGACAAACCCTCAATAATAAAGTTTTCAGGTAGATTCATAATACTCTCAAAATCTTTCTTGAAAATACAATTACTTATCTCTTCAAGAGTTGCCTCAAAGCCTACTGCATTTGTCTCTAGAATTTCATCTAAAGTATATGTCTCTTTTAATGTACTTGTCTCTTTTTCATTATTTTCAGACATAAAAAAAAACCACCTCTTATGCTAAATCATACCACTTACACTATCTTTAAGATTATACAATCAAACTACGATTTTTTTAATACCAGACCCCAAATCAATAGAAATCTTATATAAAATTGTGATATGACCTTATACTAGCACAAGAAGTGGTTCAGTTTAACAGTAGCATAATCTACCATCGTTTCTTCTTTTTCATTCACCATAAAGAATAGCTGTACGGGTCTATTATTTAAAAGGAGATTAAATTATGAACAAGACTCAGGCATTTTTATTTTCCAAAGCATAAAAATTTTTAGGATTGCTGTATGAGTCTTTTATAACTTTTACCCCACTATATATAATTTTATCACTATATTTTATACAAGACTCAATTAATGTATACCCAACATAAATTAGCTGTATGAGTCTTTAAAATATAATTTTTTTACGTAACAAGATGCCTTGTATCTAATGGATTGGCAGATATGTTTAATATTGCTGTACGCATCTTTATTTACATTTGATAATTATTACTAAGTTAGGTACAACATAGGAGTGAAAAAATCATGTAGACTATGTGTTGTTATGTACATACTATACGCTGTACCTAACCCTTGACTATATATTAACACAAACACTAAACATATGCAAGTATTAATTACAAAAATTTACTAAACTTTATCACCTAACAGGTCTTCCATACTTACTAGCAACTGATTGAACAGAACCAACACCACTTTGTGTACGTTTCTTTTCTAAAGCACCTTGTACCACCTTATACATATTTAATAATGTAGCCTGTGTATAAGGTATATCAATGAACATATTCTTAACCCATGTGGACATGTAGCACTGAGCAATAATATTAAAATCACTCCCATATGTATCTACCAATCTCTTAATATCTTTATGCCTACACTCAAATCCACAGAAAGAACGTAAACTCTCTGTCATTACAATAGACCAATCAGATTGTAGGTTATCTTTAGGTATGCTTAATAAATCATTGATATTAGACAATACTGCATCTTTATCATTCTTATAGGTAGCAATTAAATAATCACAGAATAGTGTTACAGATGATTTAATACTATCCTTGAAATCCTCTTCACCCAATAGAATATACTTATCTAATAGCATATGTGCATTACGCATATGACCACCAGACCTATCCGCTATCAATAACTTAATCTCTTCTGAAAGATTTAAATTTCTTTCTTCTGATACTTTAGTTAAGTTATCTACTATCGCTTCTACAGGAACATCATTGAAATTAATCTCTAATGCCCTACTACGAATTGTAGGTAACAATTTCTGAGGGTCTGTAGTAGCAAGAATATAGATAGTCTTACCTTTAGTCTCCTCAAACATTTTAAGCATAGCGGCTTGGGCTTGACTAGAAACTGTATGTGTTTCGTCAAGGACAACGATTCTCCAATAATCCCCAAATGAAACAGTAAAGATATCACGTAGTTTTTTAATCTCTTCTACATTACCTACGACAGTAGAGTCAAACTCATAATAGAAAGGTGAGTTTAATAAATCATAATTATCATCTTTAATATTATTTAACTCCCTACCAACAATACGTGATGCAGTCGTATTATGATTAATCAACCCATTAGCTGTAAACGTATGTGTACCCTCAACTGTCAAGTCATATACGTCATACTCATTATACAATTCTTTCTTAGAAGAAACCCTAACAAACATATAATCTTCTAATAGTTGACTATATCCCTTAATAGTTCTATTCTTATTAACATCTATACCAAGAACCTGAGCAACCCCAACTAACTTATAATAAGAATCTACTGACATAGTTTTAGTTCTCTTATTATTAATAAATCTAAAGTCACTTTCTCTCATGTGCATATAAATAGATAGTGGTAAATTATTTAAGTTATTACCATCTTTAATTAACTGATACATCTTATCAGCAATAAACCTTGTATACTCATCATTAGGTATTTTTAACTTACTACATCTATAATTAACACAGCCCTCAAAAAAGTAACGAACCAACCCTAAATCAGAAAATAAACTTTCAAAAGCTTTATGTCTACTGGCAGAATCTGCTATCTTTAAGTCATATAAACTACCACTAACAGCATCAACACGTGTAACAATACCAAGTAAATAGAATAGTTGTTGTAAATCTCTTGCCACACTCTCTGTGAAATTACCAAATTTAAATTCAAACCCTTTACGATAATACTCACATACAACAGACAAGAAACCACAAATAAACTCTCTATTTGATGAAAATACAAATTCAGGTATTGTAACAACATCTGTAAAGAAGTCTTTTATATACCTACTTAAACTAGTCTTAATACAGATACCCTTATTATCTACTATACTATAGTAATCCTCTTTTAAACCTTTTGAAAGATACTCAACATTAGTAGATGCTATGATGATACCATCAAAGTAGTAATCATTCACATAGCCATAAGACAATATATTGAAAAATAAAGTCCCTAAGAAATACCCCTTATCTCTTTCTGAGATATCCTCTTTCATGAACTCATAAGTTTTAGATTTATTATCAAACAAGATATCATGTTTTAACGGAATAGCAACAAAGTCATCTGTTGTAATGTCTTTAAGCTTTTTCCACTGTAAACCTCCCTTACCACCATACACCTTAACCCTATGATTA